TTTCTCTCGGCAAGTCTTACAGGCATTTGGATTTATGATAACCTTGAATTTATGTATGCCAATATCACTAGCGGAATCCAGTATCTCTTGGCTTTGCATGTTCTTGTTCTCAGTCTCAAATGCTCTTTTTGCTTTATAGTATTCAGAAAGTTTGTCGTTATATGATTGAAGTGCTTTGATTATCTGAGAAGCATTTTTCCCTTTAGACTGGAGACTTTCTATATACTTTTGTACCTCACGTATTTCCTCTTTTGTCAATGCGTCTGAAGACTTGAAAAAATACTGAGACTTTCCAATTGTAATATTGTTTTGATATGTTATTGTTTCCCCACTCAACTGCGTGGCTTTTTCCTCAGCTTGCATCCTTTCTGTAAATGCCTCTTCGTAGTTTGCTTCTCCCTCAACCCAAGACACAATCCATTGTTCCCCATCACTACGAATCTCAACTCGCTTAGGCGGATTAACAAAACCTTTCCAGAATTGTTTGAAGTTTTTTCTCATATTAAACAGGGAGGGACAGGACGGCCTCGTAATGGTCTACTGTATTCGGGGTAGAATACGCGGGCACAATACCCACAACAACATATTCAATAGTCGATGATGACTTTGGTAGTCCTGTGACAGTAACTACCCTATCTTCTTCAAGAAGAGAATACGCGGATCCAAAGTACATGATTCCAGATGGCTCTGGACGTTCCCCCGTCTGTGCGAACTGAATTGCCTTAGAAGAAAATGCGAGTTTGCAAGGCATACTGGTGTATATTTGAGACCACCCCGCACCAGAAGTGGGTGTTCCATAAACGGGGTTATTCAAAGCGTCCCTACTCGGCGTAGATGTTCTCCTGAATACGTTTACCGATTGTGAAAATAAAGCTGGGGGCATTTTAATATTCTTTTCTGACTATTTTATAGTTTGGTACTATTTTATCACTGACTTTATTATCCATTCTCATCAGAAACTTCATTGCATCTTCGGCCTCTTCTTTGGTCTCGAATTCCTCTACAACTTTTCCATTTTCAGTAAGTTGAAACGGCTTGTTTGCTTTTTTCCAAAACTCCTTGAATTTACTCATGGTGTTATATGATTACGGGTGTGCTAAAAGCGTGCGTGCTAAGCAGGTCGTCAACCCTCCGTAGAAGCTTTGTTTTTGACCCCCAATTAACGGAAAACGTCTGCATATTCATTGATTGCGCTCCAGTGGGATTAGAGCTTCCTGTGGCAAGATAATCGGCCACAAGGAGCGATACCGCCTCCTTTATGTCAAACGGAACTGATTCATTGCTTGTGTAACTTGCTGTAACTGGATAGCTGTAGAAATTTTGATTTGTCAGAACTATTATTCCATTGGCATAATCAGTTACAGTATATTGTGAAGGGGTTAAAAGAACCCCGTTGAGGTATACACTTATAGGTTGGCTTGGGGCAAATAACCTATTGTAGAGGGGTGCTTGATATGTTTTTCCATCTGAATTTCCAACTGGCTGGGTGAGATTTATTCCCGTCTGAACCGATCCATAGCCGAATGTGTAATTAGTCCACAACACTCCAAGTGGTGTCTTGTCAACTATCTCGGCTGGCATGGGAGAACCAACGCCCGTGCCAGAGTTGGAAAGCAATGGGACTATTTTGTAAATTCCAAGATCTGGGAAGTCCTGAAGATAACCAGTAGCACTCGTGTCAATCTGAATGAACCATTTTAGAACTTGGAAGTAAATTGAATTTATATTGCTATAAGGGGCATTTTGAAGAACGCACGTAACCAATTGTGGATTCCACGGACGTATGATTATTCCCGTTTTGGTCTCATCAATAGTTTGCGTATCGAACCAACGACGGCAATGACGATTGACTTCAGCCGAAGCGGTAACCAAAAGCCGATCAAGGCGACCAGATGTATAGATTGGACTGGACGCGGTTATACCAAGACCAATCGCAATTTCATTTGTTATGAAATCGTCTTTGGTGAGATACGGATTGTCTGTGGCTACTATCTTGGGTCTTCCGTAGGGGGTGTTGGAAGTCTGAATTGTCCAATTTCCTGATGTTGGGAAAGGTAAGTTCATAGAATATAAATAGTCTTATATGACTAATTATAGCCCTTACAAGTGCTTATTTAGCGCAAACATAAACCGCTTATGTCTCGTTTCTTTCCGCTCGTACCTGCTACTATTGTAGCAAAGTCCATTTTGATGACTTGACAAAATTAAAATGGATGTATTGTGGTTGACTAATAGTTTTGAACGATTGGAAAAATTTGACAATATTTCTGCCCACGGTTGACACACCCACTTGACAAAAAGTTGTATAATATAGTGTCAATGAAGCCCTAGAAAAAGAAATTATAGATGTTTTTCCAACGCTTCCTTATACATATCAATTTTATTTTCCCAGCCCCATTCATTCTTAACGTACTCTGCCGCCATAGCCCCCTTCTGTCTAACCTCATCTTGATTCTCGTATGCGTGGCGCATCAGTTGCATAAGATGATTTATCTTGGGGATGGCCCACTGGCCACACGGTTCTTTGTAGACGCCTTCAGTAAAGTCTTTGGCATCGTCCATAGTATAATCTATCGTCCAACCCACTTCTGGTATCATATAATCAGCCATTCCAGACCATCCTGTGGCGATTACAGGAACCCCCGTAGCCATCGCCTCTAGTGGTGGAAGCCCGAATCCCTCTCCGTGAGAAGGCCATACAAAGCAATCAATCTCCCTGAAAAATCCATCTATCAATTCTTCGTTGGTGGATGGTGTCATATCTATTTTCATTCGTCGGTCTTTCCTTCCCCACAGGAAAAATGAATTGCTGGTTTTGCATATTAGTCTGACATCTTTTTCATTGGGGAATGCTCTGAAAAAAGCATCTATAAGCGTATCTATTCCCTTCCTCTTTGTAAGCGATCCCATGATACCAAAGGTAAATGGTCTATCGTTATTACGTTCTATTTTGTAAAATTTCTTAGTATCAACTCCCCAATGAACAACTTCTATGGGGATAGTCACCCCACTGTCTTTCATCATGTCAACATTTTGTCTGCATGGAACAATGAGAGCGTGACATGAGTTTATTCTATGAACCCAGCTTGGGGGGATGCGCGTTGTTTCAAAAGGCACTATGGCAATCTTTCTTTCAAATGGGAGACTGAGCCATTCCTCTTTTGGCTGTTCATGTATGATTAATCCCGCGCTTGGATTTATCTCTTTCTTAGAAGCAGACAACACCACTCCATCAGATATGTTAAGCAGTCTTCCAAATTGAGTGGTGGATATATATGGAGACGAATATTTTATTAGGTTTAAACCAACATTACCCCATCCAGAAGTAGTATCTATATCAGCCAGCATCGCCACCTCTCTATCATCCTTGAATATTACTGGATTATACGCAACCTTATCCGAGGGAATTCTTAGATTAAATGTCTTTGCAAGTCTTAATCCCTCCGAGAACGGAACTTCTATTTCTGTACCAGTCCTATAGAATTTTCCGTTATAGAAAATCTCGGATGCTTTGCCCGATTCTATGAAAAGTCTGATGTCTATGATGATAGACTGGACAAAAAAGAAATCCACTCGTAAAAGTGGATATCTTTACTAACTATTAGATTAAGCTAGATTTATGAAGGTTCCTGAACATTCTGCAACTGGCCAGTCCAAGGTTCAGCTTTTAGAGCGAGAACAAGGTACTCGTTTACATAAAAGCGGACTGTATCAGCAATCTTTGCAAGCTCTGTGCGACCAAGTGGAACGAGGTCTGCCATCTGGACGCCTTGCTCATCATGACGCAAGAAGTAGATGTTGGAGACACCGTTGCCTGTAGAGCCCGAAGAACCTGTGGCATCAATCGGATACGGGAGAGCGGCATTACAGAAGAAGTCTCCGATGACTGGGATAGGACCGAGAGCGGACTGATACGATACAACGTGATCACCAGCAGTCAGAATGTTCTCACGGCTGTCAACTGCAATGACATAACGAGCGGCCGCCGAGATTATCTGGTTGATAGTGTTTTGCTGACCGAAGGAACAATAGATACCGTCCACCTTTGAACCGCCCTGAATGCGGATAAGCTTGATTATCTTGTCAAAGAGGGGGATGGTTACACCCGACGCTGTGAGAGCCGCACCGCCAGCCGATACAACGTTTGTGGTTTGCTGTTGGTCAAAACCAGCATACGAGAGAGTGTTAGACGAAGTGTTACCCTTAAAGTCTGCCCATTCCTCTGCCTGAATGATGCGGCGAAGGGTTGCTTCTGCTACTTCTGCCTCAATGTCGATATAAGAACGACCTGAAGCAATCATCGGACCAGTGATGACGGCGGTAGTACCGAGGTACTTATAAGCCGCAGTTTGCTGAACATAGTTAGGGTCTGTGGCGTTAGGAAGGTTTCCATCTGCGTAGAACAGGGAAACGAGTCCTGACGGACCATCAGCCGTGTTGTCGAGGCGTGTCCTCTGGTTCCAGAGGTGGGCGAGACCTTCACCCTTAATGCGAGATACGCGGTCTCTGAAAGGCGTCTGTCGGTCCGAAAGGACGACGATGGCACTCTCCAGATCTTGACGAGCCAAGAGAGAGTTCGGAGTAGGTCCTGCGAACGAAATGTTAACGGACTTCTCGACCCTTTCTATAGCTTTTTCTAGTCTTGACGAATTGATCATATTTTTAAAGTTAATTGATTAAAATTTATAATTACTACTCCTGAACTCCTGCTTCACGAATTGCAGAGTACCTGGACTTGTACATATCTTTGAAAGATTGGGTCTTTCCATTTTCTGACTTCTCGACTGTCGTTTCTGCGACAGGGGTTGCGGTTAGAGAATATTTTCGGCCTTCTTTTGAGACTATGTAAGGAACACCGACGACTGAACGAGATTTCTTGAAGCTCGGCTGGCGCATCATATCCCCTATTTCTTTCTGGAGTTCTGAATCATTGCGTATCTGATCTGCAATGAGAGAGGCAAAACCAGGTATTCTTTTTCCACTCTTGGAGAGAGTTTCCTCTGTCTTAAAGACAAAGCTCTGGATTGACTTGACGAATTCACCCATTTCAGAATCACCGAGACTCGACTTACTAGAACTCTTGACGATGCTCTTAACGCCTTTGAGTTGCTTTGTCGTTGATTCTATTACCTTGATGGCTGATGTGATGCTCTTCATAGCACTCTTGAGTTCTTTCGGCAACTTGTCGCCATCCTCTTCGCTCTTGTCCATTTCTTTATCCTCATCGTCGTCTTTCATGTCTTCAATGCCCTTCTCGGTGTCCTTTTCATCCTCATCATCCTTTACACCATCTTCCGTCTTTACTGTTTGAGAATCACCGACCTCCTTTTCCTTTGTTTTATCGGGTGTGTTTTGGTCATGGGCGGGGACAGCAGATTCCTTTTTACCCTCTGCGGCAGAAGTGCCGTTTCCACCATCGTTTTCCTGACCCTCACGATCCTTGGCAACCTGTTTGTCACCAACCATTTCCTCCCTACTCTTGTCTGGATTGGTGGTGTCTTTGGCATCAACTTCGACAGCCGCCTTAACAACCCCCGCGAGGTCATTGATAGCTTTTGTCATGACGTTAGAGAATTGGTCGAACTGAGCTTTTGTAACAAAGCTCTTCTCCGTACCTTCTTCTTTTACTTCGTCTTTCTTGTTTTCGTCTTTCATGTCGTTTTTATTAACGTTATTAGTATTATTAATTGGTTTCCACGAATCTTCGGGGATAGACTTGGCGAACTGCATCAAGTAATCCAACTGCGGATTCTCAAAAAGAAATCTTGAATAAGAAAGGTCTGATTTCTTAAAACTTTCGTTTTGGCTTTTCTGTACTACACCCGACAACCATGCATCGTAGTTTGCTGGCTTATCGGTAACAGATACTTCATCAAGAAGTACATCATAAAAAGTTTTCACATCCTTACCTGTATTCGCGGCCATTTCACGCGACGCACTCATAATCCTGCCCCCAACAGACAATCCATATCTCTTACCATTCTTCATGTCTTCATAAAGCTTGAGAGCAACAGGATGATTTTTATCCAGCTTTGCATCAATGCCGAGTTGATTTCTTTCATCAACATGACCTCGGTATACCTTACCGATAACAGCAGAGGAATCTTTTCCATGCTCCCAACGAAGCGGGACACCTTGCTCATTGATTATTTTGAGCATTGACTGAATGGCAGATTCGGACATTCTTTCGTTGTCGTGATCCACGTTTGTGGTCGTTGCAACCCCAGATATGACCAAATCATTTCCGTCTTCTTTTGCAATAGATTTCTCTATTTGGAAAGAAAACTGGAATCCATCCTTGGATTGTGCTTGAAATATAGTAGGTTTCATTCTCTTATAAGTATAAAGTGTGTGGTTTATTTTTTACTGCTATATGTTACTTTCTCCTTCCCTAATCGCTTCTTCGCTCTCATCTGCCTCGGCTTCCATGTCTTGTCTGGCAAGCAATGATTCTGGAGTTGGACCAGCAAAACCAATACCCATTTCCTTTTTAGCTTCCTTTATCTTAGATTTTATATATGCCTTGTGACGGTGTTCGCTCTTAAATGCCTCGTCCCCAAGTTGTGCGACACAAACCGCATAGGCGTTCGCTTTCGGATTTTTACTCTGAACATCACGAACGCAGTCATCAAATTTCGCAGAGTGAATAGATTCTCCTGGCTTTTCTACCATTTCATTTTCTTCAGCATGAGGATTATCTACTTCACCATTTGTAGATGCTTTCTCTGTTTCAAAATCTTCATTCCGAGCTGTCGTATTGTCCACAGACTTTTGGGCATTTCTTCGAGCCATTTCTTTAGGCCGTTGCTGTCTTTCATATTCGGAAAGTTTTTCCCATTCACGGTCTTGATAATCTTTATCATTTAGCAATCTGTGGGCCTCGTGCTCCATTCCCTTTTCTGCTCCTGGCTTTGACTCTTCCTCTATCGTATCGAGTTGCTCGTCCATCTCGTGGACTTCCTCTTTGACATTATCCAGCTCGTCTTGTACTCCGACATCGTGGCTTTTCCAGAATTCTTTAAATTTAGACATAAAAATAGGTATGTGTTATATACCTTATTATAGGACTCAGTTTGTAGATTTTACTTAATTACGATCACCAATATACCAATTTATAGACACACCATCTCCAGCAGTTCCATTTATAAAAAGTGTTTGGAGACATGATATGATTTCCAAGTTGTAAATATCCATCTGTGCGGGTATGCCACTGGAGGCAGGAAATACATTTAAAAGAATGCCTCCCCTACTCTGGTCGCTGGCAATTTGATAATCTCCGACAATGATCGGGTTAACATTTCCAGCTAGGGGTTGTATAT